TCCTGACACGACAGTACGAGCGGGTTCACTGTCCGAATATAGCGCCGCATCATCACCGAATACCGTAACATTTTGATATGTGCCCGTGGGGTCATTTAGATCAATAAATCTACTATGTCCCGCGTGCGTACGATTAATTGCCTTCAGCTTTAAAATTTCATTACCTCGTGTCAATGGGAAGACATTATAATCTTCTCCGTTAACCATGCGATTTTGACTATAGAATACTTGAGGTGCTCTTTCTTTGATCTGGAAGTTTGCTTCGGTGGATTCACCATTGGCAATTGTTTGTTCTAATGTAAATACCAATCTTAAACGATACTGCTGACCGTCTGCTCCGGTATACGGAATGTTTACGTCGAAGTTCCTAACATCTTCCGGACGAACAACAATCTTTCGATTGGCACTTGTGCGCACCCATGAACGGAAAATGCCCGTTGGGATATTACCAAAATTACCATCGGCAAACTTTAATGTAATCTGATCATTCAGTCTCGGAATAACACTAAAAATATTTCTTATTTGATTATTTAAGCTGTTATAAACAACATTGCTGCCAATTAGTGCAGGAACCTTCTGCCATTTATTAACCACGCTTCCAGCTTCGTCAATCTCCTGAACGTAAACATCTGCTTCGTTGACATTATTAATATCAACATCAAGTGTGCGATTCCTAATAGGCGTATCAAATCTTACATCAACGTTCTGCAAGGTTCCTTGTTTGAATAGTAAAAAGAAACCTGTATTCGCTGAGCCAAGCCCTTCACCGTCGTTACGGTAGATCATATAGAATGGGTCAGCTGGATCAGGATGGCGCTCAAAAAAGAATCTGCCATCTTCAAAATCTGGATTTACAATATCAAAAGGGAACTTTTCGCCGCGAACGGGAATCGTTACATTATATGCAATCTGAGAATTCTCGTTTCTCAGCCGATAAAGATCAGTTGGAATATTTCCGATCGTTCCTGACTTATAAGGTCGACCGAATGTGTGATTAGGATCAAACGCGGCGTTTAGAATGGTTGTGAACTGCTCAAGCGCATCTGGATTATTCGGATCATTCCAGAATACTGTTGCGTTCGATAAGTTTCTACCAAGACTGTCTTGAACCGGTTGATTAGTTTGTACCGCAGTAACTTTGAATACACCAGACGCAGTGATATTTCTGCGCGGAGTATAACTCAACATGCGAGCTAGACGAACAATACTGTCTCGCCGCTCTGCTGTATCCAAGAAGTTTTCTCTTGTATTTAGATCGTGCCGAAAACTAAGGCTTGTCCCGAGATAGGCAAGTAGCTCAATCATCGCAATAAATTCGGATGACTCAATATAATCGTTAAAATCTTCTGGGTACTGGGTCCGAATATAATCGATCATTGCATTGCGCAATGTATCAAAATCATATGCGGTGAAATCAATGCTTTGAAAGCTGCGATAGATTGCTTGCCAATCTTCTGCGGCAAATAAGCGATTCTGTCTTACTGACTGTGACATACTTCTTTCCTATTAAAATGCTTGAAGGTTTCTGCGATCATATTCTAAAAATAACTGGTCGACACTATCCTGTGGACGAAACTGTAGTTCTAAGTCTACTCGAATAACATGTTCCATTTCAAATACATTGATGTTCAGCAAGGTTACCCGAGGTTCGGTTTCTATTACTCGAATAACATCTTCAATAATGGCTTCACGAGTTTCTTCATCAAATGGATCCATTAGAAGATCAAAAATTCTTGTGCCGTATTCTGGGCGCATCACCCTTTCGCCTCGACGAGTATTGAGCATATTCCGAATGTCTTGTTTTACCAATTCAATGTCAACCACTCGATATGGTGGTTCCACCATATCTGTGGTGCTAAATCCAATGTAAACTTCTCTACTCATTACTTGCTCCCTTCCACGTGTTATTTATCACTAAAGAAAAAACATGTTTTAATCTTACTCGTATTTCATCATGAGTTGACGTTTTTGCTCATTTTCTGTATACTATACGGGTGTTAAACAACTATTGGATCTCGGATTATGAAGAAGAATGAAATTACAGTTCGTTTTGCAGATATCGTAGACAAGGCACATGCCGCAAATGCAAGAGCCCGCAATAGGCGATTCTACCCAATGCAAGAGAATCGTGGAGGGCGATTGGTCGATTTCGGTATGTATGATTATCAGACAAAGCGATACATTCTCTCGAATATTCATGATAATAACGCACCTCGAGTGCTAACAGAAATTGAGCGAATGATCGGTGCTCGATAGATGACCAAGGTGGTGCAATGCCACCCTTACTTTTATGGACGATGAACTTCATCAAAAAGTGAAACGGCTCGTTGCCATTGAGGTACGAGCCCGTTTATTGGTTAATGCATTACTTCGTGAAAGACATGGATGTCTTCGTGCAAGCACACGTGAAGATGTGGACAAGGCACTAGATAGTCTGCATGAGTTGTTTGACCTAAAGGACGACTTTTGGCAGAGATAGTCTTACTTCAATTAACGCCAAGCCGGACCGTCAACCCATCCAACAAGAGACTTTCGAATGCCGCGTGTGACCGGTGTCACCCGATGATAGTATACAGAAGGAAAAACAAACACCGTGCCTTTCTTTCGAAGCTGAACTGGGTCGGGTGAGGGGATTCCACCTTCCAATTCGATGTCACCGCCTTCGTACCCGTCGCCATCAGATAATTGAATAATTACCGATAGTTTTCGATCATAAGGTTGTTGCATTGTCCAGAACACGTCTGCATGCCAATCATAGTATCCCTTATCCTTGCCATCATATACAGTATATTGTAGACTAGGCAAATCATTGATGTCTACGCCAAAAGCTTCTTTATTAGCATTTATGACAAACTGATATGCGGTGTCTACTAAGTAGAAATGTTGATCTTTAGTTAACCATTTCACCTTCGACCGGCGAATGGCATTATCTTGTCGACCAGTTTCGTGATGCCCCAATTGAGCGTCTATAAATTGCATCTCTGATGCCGCTTTTTCTACATCGTGTATAAAAAGATCGGTAATTCCGGTATCACCATACCATACCATCCAAGGCTGAAACATAATGTGTCCCTCTGTGTTATAATATTCTAGTATTTATAAGGTTTTATGATTGACCATTGTTTTTATGTTCTGGACAAGGTTCAAATGTAAGGAACCTACCTACCAGAGTGAGAACACCTTCGGTGTTTCTATCATATTTCTTTTCTGTTCTAAATGTGTTCAATACGTTTGTTTTTGACTGTGTATCTATCTTACTGACAGGTGGTCCGGTTACCGTGCCCACAGCACTCCCTGTACCTAAATATGGTGCTGTAGAAGAACCACCAGATTGTACCCCACCATGAACATGATTATTTAGGCTGTTTAAAGTAATCTGTGGTGTAATCATGTTTGCTCCATGAAGATTGCCTGCATAACGACCGACGCCGCCAAATCCCAACGAACTGCTAGTGATGTTTAAATTCGCACTCTTTAAAAGATAGTTTGCATCTGTATCGAAGGAAATAGTACCCGGAGCTTTCGTCGAGATGGTATTCAAGCCTTCAATATTTACATCACCGCCGGAGCCGGATCCTTCGCTACCAACGCTTCCATCCGTTCCGCCTTTATGGTCTTTGGATGCCTTTAGATTTAGATTTCTGCCCGCCTCGACATTGACGTCGCGGTCGGCTCGAAGATTGATATCTTCTTGTGAACGAACGCTGAAACTTTTAGCTCCGAAGATGTCCACATTGCCATCCGAGTCCATCTGTATCCATGCTGTTCCTGGTTTGTTGATCGCATAAATGAGACCGTTGGTTTCATCAATCAAAATCTGTGCGCCGCTCTTGGTACGAACGCGCACATGCTCGTGGTCGGGATGATCATCAAGATAAAAAGACGAGCCACCGGTCCGCATGGAGTCACTACCTTCCCTTTTCGGTCCCGGTGTTAGGATCCCGTAGGTTTGGGAAGGTGCTTCGCGACGTGCGCTTGTATCCGTCACTCCTCGAATATTGTCGTTTATTAGCCCCTGTTCTTTTATTGCTTTTGATTGTATGGTACTCTCTGGTCTTTGAATCGCGTCTCGGAAACGTTCTGAGGTCGCCTTGTTGTATTCTGTAACCGGCAGCGCCTTACCGTTGTCACCATAATTTTCGTCCTTCGCCGCCACGCCTGGCACCATCTGATTCATATACTGTTGATACATACATGCAAACCAAACGCCTCGAGATGGTTCGCCGTTGATAAAGAAAACAAGAACGATATTCTCAAGGTCCGGAGGAACGCCCCACCACCCATAGCTCGTTTGCGTGTTTACATCTCTTTTCGTTCGTGGATCGCTTCGGTCAGGTGTGCCAAGCACCTTTGTTGGGTCTGTTGCTCCTGCGAAGGGCGATGCATATGATACGGTTACCCAAGAGTCTCGATCTCCGGGCTGGCTACCAAACTCCGGTATCCAAACCTTCAGCCTTCCCATCTTCTGTACATCTTGCGTATCTTTCACAAAGGCGGCGTAAATACGATCATAGATCTTTACACGGCCTTGCGGCTCTTCATACGTCAACGGTTTATTGGTTCTAGAATACCTTGCCATTATGCCCCATTTCCTCCTGACTCTGTTGTAATGTCTTTGCCGGCAAATAAATCTTCAAATATTGCTGCGTTCATCCTTGCATCTACCAACCTGATCGCCTGAATATTTTGTGTGAACTTGCCATCAACAAATTCGTGTGTTATTTCCACGGCTCCGTATAGACCGTTTAATAGATTGCCAGACGTATTTTGTAGCATCAACCCGGTTCTCTCATCATATTCTTGAGGTGTAAACATACGAAATCCAAAGAATGTTTCTCCAGTCATTGTGCTAGCACTCGAAAAGTTGTTTGGTACCGTATCTTCATTATCAGTATTTGTAACCGCCACTAACTCGCCAGTATTATCAATCTTTAGACCACGCTCTTGAAGAGCGACATCGATATTATTCTTTGGTTTTTGTCTACTGCTAATTGGAGATGGTTCTAACCAATAAGGGTCTCCTTTAACCTTGATATCAATGTTTAACAAATCTGCAACCGCTGGAGTGGTCACCTGCTCAAACACAGCACTTAGGAACGATTTACCTCTTGTATGTTCTCCGGATGCCGCCACATGTTCGGACCTGCCTGGACCCATTTCGCGATATGAAACAGGGATGATATCTTCAACATCAACTTGTAGGTCTGGAAACTCTATATCATCAATGGCCGTTCTGTTTCCTTTTCCTGCGTCTCTGGTCAATTCTCGTGCGCCTGTACCCGCCGCTGACGTTTCTGATAATCTCGATTCAGACGGATTCAATATGAAGTTGTTGCGAACATTAGTAAAACTTGGTGCAACGGTTCTCGGCAGGTTCGTCGGTAACCCACTTAATGGATCAATATCATCGCCCGTTGGTGAGACATCAGATAGCCCCAATGTTTCGCGAGCTGAGAATGGCCGAGGTGGTGCCTGAGTTTGCAAAGGTTCTGTTACCGAATCTTCAGCCGCTCTGAGATCAGACGCTTGTAAATATTTCACCAAGCTAAATCGACCATCAATCTGATATTCTGGATTATTATATAAGAAGTCTGCTTTCTCTGCCTGTGATACCTGCGCCACGTTTGTGCTCGTCGAAGGATTATCGGTTTCATCTCCGCTTGCGAATAATCCTGCATTATACGGCAATGTTGCATACCAGTTGAAATTAAAATTGACATCAAAGTCTAGTACCTGATCGTTTTCGCCTGTATATACATAGTTATAAAGCTTCTTTAATCTTTTTCTTCTTCGAATAACGCTTACAATTTCTTCAGTTTCTACTTCATTTTTAACCGGAAATTTATTTGTTCCTTTCTCATATTCTACAATCAAATACTTATAGCGACGATTATAGTCTCCTCTAGCTTTGTTATATCCTAACAGTTCGACGTCACTAATAACTCTCCAAAGGCCGCTCAAAATAATATTGTCTTTATTTTCCGTTGGCTCATTATCCTCGTCTGGGTCTTTCATGCCTGTGCCTTTCTTCTGAAAATATTTGGTCATAGATAGAATTGAATCTACAACACGATCGATGGAGGTATTTTGATTGAACGTAATTGTCTTTTTATCATCAGATATTTCAAACAGACCGCTTCGCTGAGGTGCTGATTCTTGATCGTCCACTATTATTCGTTCGTTAATAAATTTTTCATCAATATAGAAAAAGTATTCATCACCTTTGTCTGGTACTGAAGAATCAATTTGCTGTTTTTCTAATCGCAACTTTAATTCGTCGAAAAAGTCGCCGACGGTCGTGGCTGGTATTGCCTCCACTTTCTTAAGGTCGGCTGCCTGATTGCTAAATGCAAGGTCGCCCATATTTACGCCTTCAATGGCGTACTCACTACCACCAGCAATAACACGGACATTTGTTTTAGTTAGGATCATTGGCCATACCCACTTAAGATTCGATAGTGGCCCGTCTTTGATAATTTCCTGTGTTTCTACATCTCTTGCTCGAAAGGTTAGCTCTAAATAGAACGGCGCCTTGGTATAGTTCTTAATGCCTAGTCGTTTTGCGGCCGCTGTAATTAAGTCTAAGAATGTCACACTGAATGCCTGCTTTAATTCAAATGTGATGGCTGTTGCAACACCAGAACCTGCTTCCTTTGTCATTCCTCCGTATGTCTTGATTTGAACATTGTCTATACCGACAGTTGAAGAACCCGACTCAGCTAATGTCACTTGTTCTAATTCTTCATACGGGATATTGCCACCCGTGCGATTTGTATTCTCTCCCATCAAGAACAATCGAAAATGGTATGTTGCTGCATCATAGTAATCTAAAATATTTTCTTCAATTCTTGATTCAAGCGTATCTTCAAACTTCGGTGGTGATCTTTTTACTTTGCTTTTCGTAACACTTGTTGAAGATGATGTTGCTACGGTTTCATCCTTAGTCTCTCGGTACTCGGTTTTTGGGACAGGTATTAATCTACCAAAACGATCTCGAACCCATTCTGCGGGTCCTGTACCAGTAAAGATATCAAGGTACTGCTGTTTTTCAAGTTGGGTTCCTTCAAACTCTCGTCGTATTCTTTCCTGGCGTCGTTCAAACTCTTCACGATCCGCAGTAGCTGGTGTGAATAGATTCTTTATAGGACCCGTAATTCGTTCCCATCCTGTAGGCTCGTCTTTAATAGACTCTTCTCCGACAGGCGATTGTAATTCAGAGTTAAAAATAAGCTCTTCATTAAGCGGACCGCTTCTTCTAGCCATTAAGCCTCGCCCCCAACCGACTGCGGAGAAGGTACCCATATTTCCACGCCAGCACGAAAATCTTCTACTGGGTCGATAAGAATGTCCATGTTACGCATTACCAAGACCCACCATAGGTATGGTGTACCATAAATCATATTTGCGAATAGGTCAGGGCGACCTTCATACTCAGGAGTGATGGTTACCAGTCTATCATTCGCTGATTCCCTCACTGGTTTAAACTTTGCGATGTCAAGGTAAAAATCACGAAGCGGCGTATTATAATACATACTATTTGGTCGATGAATATTTGCCATTATAGAAAACCCTTCTTAACCAGTTGTCCTTGGCGGAACTTTTCGAGATCAAAGTTCTCTCGAACTTTCTTCGGGTTCTGCTGGACTTGTAGTTGAACTGTTAGTATCATTCTTGTAGGCACATAGGTTACCGGTGCTTGGCGACCGCCGGTCTTACCTGTAACGGAAGGAGGTGCTTCTTCGCCCTCAATTCCTACACCTGGCGGTAATCGAATACCAACGTAATCTACGTCCTTTTCTAGAAGATAAGAAAAATTAGTAATTACAACTGGAATGTTTGAGAACATATAATCGCCGAGGTAATTAAATCTCAACACAGGCGGAGGTGTCCCCGACCGTCCTGCATCTTTTGCTGCCTTACCAAATTCCATCATCGAGCTCGCAGACAAAAATCTCAAAGCTGCTGTTAAATAATGTCCTTCCTCGTTTGACTGTGCCGTCCACTGTGAAGTAATCTGAATCTCAGTAGGTGCAGTTTTTGCATATTGATGATACTGATAATTGCTGTGTGTGAAATGGAATGCGTCGTACGATGCGCTTTTTCCATATTGTACGTCTGGTGTATACGGAAATACTATTCCGTTTGTTTCATAAAGCGGATACAACAGGTTCGACGGAAGCTTTGCACCTAATAGTGCGCGACGTGCATCATCATTGTTAGCAGGACCTAGTCGCGCCGGCTTTGTCGAATTATCTGTAAATTCTTTTGCGTCTCCCAATCTACTAGAAGATGCTTCGCGATCGCCGCCGAGAAAACGCCGTGCGCCATCGGTCACTGAATCCCTTAGGCCTGTTTTTAATGTATCTTTTATACTCATGCGACATCTCCCTTTATGTTATTTATCACCAATATTAAAACATATTTTAATTTAAAAACACTTGACAAACTTATATTCTTTCGCTATAATTACAAGATACTATGACTATAAGGAGGAGTATGTCCACTCAAAAGACCAATTATTTAAATAATAGAGACATATTAAAAGAGATTCACAAGAGCAAGTGTTCGTTTTGTGAATTTACAGATGAAAAATACAGCCAATACGACATTATTCTCGACGACTTTAATGATATGTTTAATGCTGAAATACAGCAACAGGCACGTGACAATCGTGCCGAAAGAACTGCTCAAGAAGCATATCGAACCGATCTTAAGAATTACACTGGGCCAGCTAGTGGCAAGCCGAAACTTGCAGAATATCGATATGACTCGTCTGAAGTAGATATCGATAGTCTTGTATATCGTGTTATTACCTATGATCATATTCCGAAGGATCCGGGCAGGAAGAAGAACCCAAAGAAAGAAGCCGAGCACCATGTTAGATTAAATTTTATTCCGTTTAAGCATTACATCATTGTTAATAATGAAGCCTTAGAAGTTGGGCGTAGTCATTCTAAGAACGGAGAGTTCTCTCAGTCTCACGGCAATATGACTGACAAGCTTGCAAGGATGTTTATGCTCTTAGTAGAACGCTATAGCCAATTATCTAATTGGCGAGGTTATTCCTATATTGATGAAATGAAAGGACAAAGCCTTTTACAGCTTTCTTCAATGGGGCTTCAGTTCAATGAGGCAAAAAGTGATAACCCATTTGCATACTACACTCAGTCAATCTATCATGCGTTTACCCGAGTTCAAAATCTTGAAAAGAAGAATCAGAATATTCGAGATGAAATTTTGATTGACTCTGGTCAAACACCAAGCTTCTCCAAGCAAATCGAACATGAAGAGTCTATTCGACGATTGCGAGAGAGTACTCTAAATGGAGACGATGTTTAGTGTTGTTTTGACATTACAGATAATCTGTTGTATACTATTCAAAGGCAAACACACAAAGGTTGGAAAGAGTGGGAAATATAAATGTCGAATAACCAATTATTTAAAAATCTAGCAGCCTTCACGGATATTCACTTTGGACTAAAACATAACTCTCGCCTTCATAATGAAGATTGTATGCGGTTTGTGAAGTGGTTTATTGATGAAGCAAAAAGTCGTAATTGTGAGACCTGTATCTTCCTTGGTGATTGGCATCACCATCGTGCATCCATCAATGTCACAACTCTTAACTATACTTTATCGACGCTAAGTCTTCTTGATAGTGCATTTGAAACGGTATATTTCATTACCGGAAATCATGATCTCTATTACAAAGAGAAGCGTGAATTACATTCGCTTCCTATGGCTGATAAGTTTCCGAATATCGTGTTAGTTGACGAGCCTCTTGTTCAAGACGATGTAGCCATCGTTCCGTGGCTAGTAGGCGAAGAATGGAAGCAAATGACCAAGCTTAAAACAAAATATATCTTTGGTCACTTTGAGCTGCCTTATTTCAAGATGAATGCGCTTGTGGAGATGCCTGATCATGGCGGACTGAAGAAAGAGCATTTCAAACATCAAGACTATGTCTTCTCTGGACACTTTCATAAACGACAAACCAATGGCAAGGTACACTATATTGGCAATCCCTTCGGTCATAATTATGCTGATGTTTGGGATACAGACCGAGGGGCGATGTTTTTAGAATGGGGAAAAGAACCCGAATATGTTAATTGGGAAGAAGGTCCACGATACATCTCTTTAAATCTTAGTCAACTGTTAGAAGACCCAGCGAAATATCTCAACGAATACACCTATGCCAAGGTCACACTTGATGTCGACATTTCATATGAGGAAGCTTCCTTCTTACGTGAGACATTTGCTGAAGAATATAATATGAGAGAGCTGAAGCTTGTTCCAATTCGAGATAATGTAGAACAAGATACAACTCCAGGGGACATTAAGTTTGAAACCGTCGATCAGATTGTTACCGAACAATTAAACGCCGTCGAAAGTTCAACATACGATAAATCCACATTAATGAAGATATATAATAGCCTATGATTAACATCAAGAATATAACAGTTAAGAATTTCCTTAGTGTCGGTCAAGTAACACAAAGCATCAATTTTGTTGATCGAGACCTTGTTTTAGTCCTTGGCGAGAATTTGGATCTTGGCGGAAACGATAGTCGAAATGGTGTGGGCAAATCTACAATTGTGAACGCATTATCGTATGCTCTTTACGGCGTCGCCCTTACCAATATTCGAAAAGACAATCTTATCAATCTAACAAATGGTAAGAATATGGTGGTCACGATTGAATTTGAAAAGGGCGGCATCGAATACAAGGTTGAGAGAGGCAGACGACCAAATGTGTTTTCTTTTTCGATTGCCGGTAACGAATATTCCTCGGAAGATAGTGAAGAATCGCAAGGCGACAGTCGCGTAACTCAAAAGGAACTGGAACGGCATTTAGGTATAAGCCATCAGATGTTCAAACTTCTTATTGCTCTTAATACCTATAGCGAACCTTTTTTAAGTATGAGGTCAGGGGACCAGAGAGCAATTATCGAACAACTTCTAGGAATCACTCAGCTTAGTGAAAAAGCTGAGATTTTAAAGACGTTACTCAAAGAAACGAAGGATAATCTTAAAGAAGAAGAGTTCCGTATCAACGCGGTTCGAGAAGCTAATCGCCGCATTGAAGAAAATATTAAATCTCTCAAGCTCAAGGCTTCGGCGTGGCTAAAGAAGCACGAAAAGACTATCGAAGAAACTGCGGAAGCAATTGTTGTCCTTCAGAATATTGACATCGATAAAGAGATAGAAACACACAAAGAAACGGCAGAAATTGTTGCTCGCATTGCTGAGAAAGAAGGATATGAAAGATCGCTGAAGCGACACGAAGCGGCTATGGCAAAGGCTCAGCGAGCGGTCGCTAAACAGGAGACCTACCTCGCTGCCTTAGAGCAACAGTCTTGTCCTACTTGCGGACACGACTTAGAGGACGAAAAACACAGTCAGCTAGAGACAGAAGCACAAAAATATTTAGATGAGCTAAAAGCCGAAGTCGCTGAACACGATGCTGAGATTGCCGAAGCAATAAAAAATAGAGATGCCATTGTTGTCGGTGATCTTCCGAAAACATTTTACGACGACATAGACGCAGCATATAATCACCGGACAAGTCTAGACACATTGATGTCTAGCCTAGAGAGCGAAACAGTTCGAGAAAACCCATACACAGAACAAATTACATCTTTGGAAGAGTCGGGTCTTCAAGAGATCTCGTTTGATAAAATTAATGACCTTACCACATTAAAAGACCATCAGGAATTCTTATACAAACTTCTAACCAGTAAAGACAGTTTCATACGTCGAAAAATTATTGACCAAAATCTTGCATTTTTAAATGCAAGGTTAGAGTCTTATTTAGACAAGATCGGATTGCCGCATAGTGTAAAATTCCAATCAGACCTATCGGTAGAAATTCAAGAGCATGGCAGGGATCTCGATTTTGATAATCTCAGCCGTGGTGAGAGAACGCGTCTTATTCTTAGCCTATCGTGGGCGTTCCGCGATGTCTACGAGAGCCTCAACACGCCAATCAGTCTTCTGTTCATTGACGAGCTGATTGACAGCGGGCTTGATAGTGCTGGTGTGGAGAGTTCGCTCTCGGTACTGAAGCGCATGGCGCGCGACAATAAAAAGAATATATTCCTCATTTCGCATCGTGACGAGCTAGTGGGGCGCGTGAACAGCGTTCTCCGAGTCATAAAGGAAAGTGGGTTTACATCGTTTCAGGACGAGGATGAGTAACCAATTCGCACAACCGAGCAAATATTCGTCGCAACGGTACATGACCAGCGAGGGCGCAAGCTATCATCATCGCATACCTGAGAAGCTAGTCTTTTTACTTTCTCTTCGCGGTTTAGAATATGGTGGACACCTCGACAATTGGTACGTCTATGATATTCACGAATGCAGAGAACTTTATCATCGAGCAAGAATTATACCGAATCGTGTAGAAATCGGTAGCAGGACAACCACAACACAGATTATTCGTGCTCATTATCCCGACGATTATGTGGTCACAACCGACCACGCATATTTTTATCTGCGAGATCGTAAGATTGATTTTGGTAATGTTCATCTTACTCAAAGTGTCGATAGTATCACTGGCAGTCATATATACCGTTTGATGGATTGCGGTGCTCGATATTCGCAACCTGAGATTGCTACGATAGCAATGTCTCAAATACTTCATTCACATTACAACGATTCGGAGAGCATTGTTGACGAGATTCGAAGAGATATGTTCTACGCTTATCGAGAAGAATTACGGAGAGGATTATAATGGCAGTTAATGGAAAACAAAAGGGCAATCGATTTGAGCGAGACATCGCCAACCTATTATCAGCACGATTTAAAGAGCACACAGGTATCGAACAAGCCTTTAGAAGAAATCCCGACTCGGGATCATTCTTCGGCGGTAAGAACTTAGAGCGGGCAGAAACACACGATACTGAATGGGCAGTCTATGGCGATCTTATATGTCCGAGAAAATTTAAGTTTGCTATTGAATGTAAGAACTATAAAACAGCACCGAATCTTAATGCTATTCTTACAGAAAAGATTAGTGACTGGGACAGCTGGATTGCACAGGCTCGTCAAGATGCTGAGGCAGCCGGAAAAGAGATGCTATTAATTATCAAGTATAATCGCACAACCAGTCTTGCAGTTCTTAACAATGGCGTAACGGATTTACCGATCATAATTAGGTATAAGGATACATCAATCTATATGCTTGATGATATTCTTCGACTAGATAATTCTTTCTTTTTCGAGGATTAAAGAATTATACTGACAGGAAAATAAAATAGATATATAGTAGTGACAGGTTTAATTATGGTATACACAGGCTTTCAAAAATCATTACTTAGGTTCTCTAAAGTAAAATCAAAAATCATTAATCATGGATAATAAGCAGCCCTAATACATACCCTTGAGGGCAGCGTCGAAAGGCGGACTGTTCAGATCTGGGTGCTGCCTTGAACAGCGTTGGAAACTGTTCTCGTAAACAAATTTTTCCGAAGTAAGTAGGTTGACGCGCTACTCTGTAATGAGTAGGCTATGGGTGACGCCATAGGATGAATTCGTGTGTACCTCAATAGACAGCTGGGTCTGTCGCGCCCTTGTTAAGAGGCAAGGGAGTTGTGTTAGCACATGAGAGGCTATACTTTATCGACCTATGATACTTTAAAAAGGATAGTGCTCTGTTAGAAAAAGATACAACACTAACTCACATACAGAATTGCCAGGGTTTCGCTGTATGTGGGCCGCGGCATAACTATCGAGTAGATAGACGAATCGGTTTTAGAGGTCAATGGTGCCCGCCTCACAAGTTCCCAGCTTGGTACGACCTTTGGATGACTAACTCAGGATTGAGGATAGTTTCATGATTTGCCCCTAACGGGCGAATCATGACTCCTAGGATTGAGAACTATAGACATCAATCAATAATTAAAAAGAAGTCGAGTGATGAGTTAGCGAGTGAGAACGAGCGTAACGAAGCGCGAAGACTTAGGCGTCACTGACGCCTTCTCATAATTACTTAGGCCATTGCTTACGATTATAGAGCTTCACAACATTCTTAAGCCAATCTTTAGGGTATTGGTCGATGACGTCGGACGTCATTCTAAGTCTAATACCTACAACCACACCACCGATAGAATGTACTGTGATCACTCCAGTGAATTTTGCTAATGCCATCTTTGCCACAGCAGATATTCTTAGCTCGAGGCCACCATCAACGTCATCGAGTACATGTTTCTGTAGATCTCCACCAGTGGTGTGATGGGAGAGCCATTTAACTTCGCCCTTTAGTAAGACGACATTCGTCGTAAGATGTCGCCCTTGTATCGGAACAACAAAAATCTCACCTGCAGATGAAACGCACCCTTCACCAGTAATTGAGCATTCTGTAGAGTCGTCACCAATATTAAATTCGGTGAGCGAAGAAGAATACTCGCTACTATAAAATGGTTGCCATTTTATATTCTGTAGGTCTAGTAATCGAGATGTCGAATACACCCAAGAATATTTAGGATACATTCTCCATGCGGCTTCATCCGTTAAAGGAATATCGGCTAATGATTCTAAGGTACAGAATACCTCTTTCGTTGTGTTTGTGTCTAATCCAATAAATGCCATCACATCTGCTCCCTACCAGTAATTGCTTCTCTTTCTTCCTTAAACTTTTGGTTTAAGAATTTAATCATTCTATTTCTTTGAAATGGACTTAGCAACCATGCTTCAGTCCATGTCACAGAGCCTTGCATATGGTAACAAAGCTCAATCAACGAATCTTCTATGTCGAGCGCCTCCCTCTTATATCTTCTCAGAAGGTCTCTAACCTCCTCAGGAGGCCTTGATGCTAGAAACCCTACGAAAAATTTACAGGGTTAAACTCTATAGCTGCCTCCCATTCATGCCCGCAGTTTGTGCAGACCGCTGGCATTTCTTTTGCTATGCCGACAGAATTGGCTTCTTTTAATTTTGTTTCAATTTTATTAATTTCTGTTGCGTCGATATTACGAATGAAATCGTCAATAAATCTCTTTTCTGTAACTTCTTGTTCGTTGCCTTCTTCGTCTAAATACACTACTTTTTCAATTCCATCAAGAATCAATTCGTATTGTAATTTTCCTAAACTGTTGAAGACACTATTTAATAACGCCTCCCTCTGCTCATTGGAGATGTCATCCTGGTCGACAAGACGTCCAATCTTTTTGTTGTTGATTAGAATCTTTTGATGTTTTAAGGTTGCGTCGAATGTTCCGGGCTTCACATATACTTGAATATCATTTGAAAGTTCGGCAACATATTCATCTTCTAACTGTTCTGTTTGATTTAATAACGAATCTAAGTCTAAAGAATATGTATTATTATGTGAACATTCAGGGCAACGAATTTCCATTGAAAGATCGTCGCCGTATGAAGCATCTCGAATGCCTACGATTAGTGTTTCAATATCGCAACTTAGAAGCTGCTTCGGCTTTTTGACCGCAGGAACACAGCTCTTAATCACATTTACAATAGCTTCGCCGGAAAGCAACGCATCTGGGTTCTTCAATGTGATTTCATCGGCAGCGGTCATAGGAAGAATACCTACTTCGTTATCCTCATTGAAATCAACTTCGTTCTTCTTATAGTATAATCCTCTTGACGGTAACTTTACCGTTGTCTTTACAACACGATAAAACTGTGTTAATGGATTCTTTTGTGTGCTCATAATACCTCACATATTCATTCTAACAGTATTTATCGCTTCATAAAGTATAGTTATTTTATTCTTATCTGAGTATCATTAAATACTATGTTTATCTAATAGATAAATACTGTTGATTCGCTTTGAGGAAACACAATGGCTGATGATACAGGTTCGATTGCTGCTGGTTCAACTCCAGAATGGGCAAAAGAGATAACGCTACAGAAGATTTTGGCGTCGATTGGTGACGACTTCAAGAAAGAAGTGTCAGACATGAGCAAAAGTGTTCTCAGAGAATTTAAACAAGGTCACCAACTAAACAAGAAGATTATTGAGAATCTCCGCGAAATTGCCAAAGCAAGCGGTGGCGGTGATGGAAAGGATACATCCGAAGCCATTGAGAGAGCAAATCATAATCTAGGCAACCTCAGTAAAGCTTCAGACAAGACTGCTGAAGGTATGTCAGACATGTCTGACTCTACAGATAAGGCACGAAGTAATTTGACTCGCTTAGGAGCCGCGGCAGGTGCTGGCGCACTATCTGGTATTGGTTTTCTTATCAATCAGGCAAAGAAAGCTGCTGAAACCTTTATTGAGACAGGCGAAGCAATGCGGTCCATTCATGAAGTGGGTATGATGTTGCCGAAGGGCAATTTTATTCAATTCCGAAAAGATCTGGCTAGTATTGGTATGACAACTGAGCAAGCTTCGGAAATGATGAATAAGTATTCGACGGCAATTGGTCGTTATGGATTTAATCAAGTTATTGATTTTGCCAAGTCAGTAAAAGCAACAAAAGAAGGTATAGAACAGTTTGGCCTGACAACAAGCGAAATAACTGAATATACATCTAACTACTTAGACATTCAAAGACAGATGGGCATGTTCCGCCGCCAAAGCGACGCCGAAGTTCAACAAGGTATGACTGACTACTTGAGTAGTCTAACGGCATATTCGCGCATAATGAATGTATCACGTAAAGACATGGAGGCAGAATTAGAAGCTACAGCTAAGAGAAGAGATCTTCAAGCGGTACTAATGGGTATGGATGAAGAAACCCGTGCAAAGGTGTCGGCAGCAGCAGAAGAAAATGCACTATTCTTGCGAGGCACATTTGGTGAAGTTGGTTCCGAGATGCAGGCAGATATTGTGGATATGATGAGTCGTGCTGACCCAACAATGTCACCGGCATATAAAGAAGCAGTAAAAGCTGGTGGCGTACAGTATGCAGAAGCGATGGCAGACGTGGCGCGAGCAGCAAAACGAGGAGAAAAGATGACCTTGGAGCAGGCTAAAGCCCTGCAAGAAGGCGCACAGGCCGCAACAAAATATGCATCAGCAATACAGTCTGTAGACGAACTTCGTCCAGGAATGGAAAAGATGGGTGCCGTTGCGATGGTGGGTGCAGATGCGATGGAACGGCTATTTAACATGATGGGCGATGCCACCAATCGAGAAGAATTGAAAGAGAAAATACTTGCTGAAGCAACAGATCCAATGGTAGGACAGCTAGCAAATGCTACTGAGGCTGCAACTAGGTTGATAGAAGGATTTGATACAGCAAGGTTAGAAGCATTTAATAAGGCGTTGGGAGAGGATGGTGCAACTGATGCATTAGAAACATTTACATCGGGTGCAAATATTGCGGCAGATTGGTTAGCCAATGACTTTATTGAACTAATCCCTGAAATGCCGTTTGATAGTTTGGGAAAGAATGTAATGGCTCTAGTAGGACTTTTCGGAGCGGCAGGAGCACTCATGCAAACGATTGTCACAGGTATTACTATTTGGTGGGGGTCAAAAGCTGTTGCAAGTCTACTAGGGCGAACAGCAGGTCTTGCAGGGCTCGGCCGTACGGCTGGAACCGTGGCAGGCGGAACAGTCGCCGGCGCCACCGCCGGAACGGCACTTGGCGCCGGAGCAATGGGCGCAGCGGCATCGGCTGCTATGCTAACTGCCGCTGCATACACCGGGTGGAAAATTGGAGGAGCTATATACAAAGAAGTCGGCGATGATGAAGAATTCATAGATGCAGCAGATAGAGTAGGCCGAGGGGTAGACAGCATATTAGGGTTTTTCGGAAATGATGCCGCTCAACGTAGATTAGCTGCACATCAAGAAGCAGAAGCTCTTAATGCTACACCAGCCGAAATTCGAGAACCAGGCACTCCTCGAATCAATAGCGCAGCACCGGAGACAAGAAATACACCAGAAGCCGACGAACCGACGATAAATACAGATACAATGACTGAGGTACAAATAATGGCCCACATTGCAGAAAAATTGACAGAAATTGAGCGGCATTCAGATCAATTGGTAAGACTCAATAGAAACGGTGTAGGAATGCCTCACTAATAGGAACGATTATGGCTTGGACAAAATTTTTTCAACCGGTAAACTCAACATTACCATCACAGAACGCTAGCATTCAACCAGGCGCCGCGGCGGTGTCGAGATTTAGCAGCTGGTTACCAGAGTTCTATCAAGGGCCGCCTAATCGTCTTATGCGTTATATGCAATATGAGCAGATGGATCTTGATCATGAGGTAGCTGCCGCATTAGATACGATTGCAGACTTCTCAACACATCTTAATGAGCATAGCTATCTACCATTTGAAATTGAATATAACGACGAGGCAACACCTTCGGAGAAAGAAATCCTTACCAACTATCTCAGAAATTGGTGCAATCTAAATGAAATGCGCCGTCGTATTTTCCGAATCTTTCGTTCTACTCTAATGTACGGAGATCAATTCTTCATCCGCGACCCTGAGACATATAAGCTTTACTGGGTAGACCCGTCGACGGTAGATAAGGTACTAGTCAACGAGAGTGAAGGTAAGAAGATTGAGGTTTATTACATTCGTGATTTGGATCTGAACATGCAGGCATCAGTGGCAACGAATGTTGTCCGCAAATCTGAAATGGGCTATAATGCTCAAGATACAATTTTTCCGAACGCACCTTACACGGGCCAAGCGAACTATGCCACTGGGTCCGCAACTCCACACATAAGCTCACAAGGTGGGCTAGATTCAACAAGCCAAGCGTTTCCTGTCGACGCGAATCATGTGGTTCACCTTTCCCTGTCAGAAGGTATGAACAATGCGTGGCCCTTTGGCATTAGCGTGCTTGAGTCCGTGTTTAAGGTGTACAAACAGAAGGAGCTACTGGAAGACGCCATTCTTATCTATCGCGTCCATCGTGCTCCAGAACGTCGCATCTTCAAGATCGACGTTGGTACGATGCCACCGAACAAGGCGGCAGAGTACCTCAACCGCGTTCGCTATGAAGTGCAGCAGAAGCGCATCCCATCGCGAACAGGCGGCGGCCAAAGCATGGTCGATAGCGCATACAATCCAATGTCCATGCTGGAAGATTATTTCTTTGCTGTCACAGCAGACGGACGAGGATCAGACGTAAATACGCTCCCTGGCGGCGAAAACCTTGGTCAGATTGATGATCTTAGATATTTCAATAATAAGATGCTTAGAGGCCTCGGTGTACCGTCAGGTTACCTACCGACAGGTCCTGAAGATGGCACAAATACCTATAGTGATGGTAGAGTCGGTGCTGCAATGATTCAGGAATTTCGCTTCGCAAGAGTCTGTGAACGGTACCAAAGATTAATGATTGAGAAACTAAATGAAGAGTTTAAACTTTATTTAAAATACAACGGCATCGAGATTGATTCGGCAATCTTTGATCTTGCTTTCGTAGCGCCGCAGAATTTCTCTGAGTATCGGCAGATGGAGATTGATAGTTCTTATATGAACCTATTTACACAGGTGAAAGATGTTGAGTTTATTAGTAAGAGGTTTGCTCTCAAAAGGTATCTCGGATTATCAGAAGATGAGATCGCTGAGAATGAAAGACTTTGGAGAGAAGAAAAGGGTAAGAAACATCTAACGCAGGATGAAAATGCTTCCGCTGATATGAGAAGTGCTGGGATCTCACCACCAACTGATCTTGACCTAGACGCTGGCGATCTAGGAGGTGAAGAAGAATTGGGCGGTGAAGAAGGCGGTGAAGAAGGTGGCGAAGAAGCTGGCGGCGAAGAAGGCGAAGGTATTGAATAAGAGATAAATAAAAATATGAGCAACAAGAAAAATACTCTACTTGAATATTACTTCCCCGAAGACGATGATTCCGTATCAAGAGAAATGGGCGATACCAGGCGCCCTCGATTGACTTTACGACATCTTAACAAGATACGGAAAGTTAAAGAAATGCGTAAGCTAGAAACAGCGGCTCATAAAGAGTTTGTTCAGTCTATGTATGGTTCGCAAGAGGACGATGAAGGAGACATGCCTGGATTTTAATGCGTTTTAATAGCAGGATTTAGTCTGCTAAATATTCTAAAAGGCAAAAAACGTCGGTTTTTGCCTGGTTTTCCCACCATTTTATTAGCTCTTTATAAATAAAGGTGTAATACTACACTTTGCGTAGACCTATTAACTTTTATAAAGGAGAGTGAAAAATGTCCCATAGCCAGAAGCTTGAACAGGTCTTAGACCTACTCTTGAATGAAGAGCATGAAGCAGCTTCTAACCTTCTACACTCCGTAATGGTCGAAAAGGCTCGTTCTGCATATGAAGAACTTGTCGAAGAAGACTTTGGCGGTGATGAGAAGGAAGATTTCGCTGATGAAATCGAAGCTGATAAGGAAGAAGTAGAAGATGCCGAAACTGGAGAAGACGACTTCGACAGTGGCGATGAGTCTGAGTCTGAAGAAGATGAAGACGAAGGTGAGGAAGAAGAAGAAGTTGAAGACCGTCTAGAAGACGTTGAGGATGCCCTAGCACAGCTACAGGCAGAGTTCGATCGTCTAATGGGCGATGAAGAAGGCCTCGGTGACGAGGAGATGGGCGATGAAGAAATGGACAGCGAAGGATTCGGGGACGAAGACTTTGGTGGCGATTTCGGTGACGAAGAAGGTAGCGACTTCGAAGAAGAGGACTACGAAGGCCTCGGCGAAGCAACCAAGCTACAGGACGAAGTCCCAGCCGTCCAGAATCAGGAAGGTCGTCTAGCAGGAACAGGTAAGAATTCCAAGACTGGAGCAACTGGCAAGGAGAGCATGTTCACAAAGGCTCCTCGCAAAGCAGATCACGGTGCCTCGGCACACGAAATCGGCAAGGGCGGAGACGAGAAGGGCATGAAGGCTGGTCAGGGTAAAGAACACACACCAAGTGACAACCTCAATGTAGAACCTAAGAAGAAAGATGCTGGTGAGATGAAGGGTGACGGCAAGTTCACCGGCACCGGCAAGGGTTCGAAGATGGGTTCCGTAAATACTAAGAGCACATTGGGCTCGAAGGGTAACCCAACTGGTGAGTAATTATCGCTTCGGTGTGGAGGCTATTTAATGACTAATAAGCTATATGAATACATGTCGTTCGATAAGGCAAACATTGTCTTAGAACGTGCCAACGATGGAAAGGACCTTTATATGAAGGGAATTTTCATTCAAGGTAATGTAAAGAACCAAAACCAGCGAGTCTACCCAATTAATGAAATCAATTCTGCGGTAACGCATATTAATGATAGGATTAAGAAAGGTGAGACTGTGCTAGGTGAATTGGATCATCCAGAAGAGCTTTCTATTAACTTGGACCGAGTGAGTCACATCATTCAAGACATGTGGATGGAGAGTGCGGATGGACATGGTAAGCTGAAGATTATTACAACACCCACAGGCAACATTGTCAAGACACTATTAGAAGCTGGCGCCAAGCTTGGCGTAAGCTCTCGAGGTTCCGGTAATGTAGGTAATGATGGTAATGTTAGCGATTTCGAAATTGTTACAGTAGATATCGTGGCACAACCATCAGCACCAAATGCATTTCCAAAGACCATTTATGAGAGTTTATTCAATATGCGCGGTGGACAGACTATGTATGATCTAGCAGCCGATGCCACACACGATGAAGTCGCGCAGAGATATTTGGCGAAGGATATCGTCAAGTTGATTAAAGACCTAAAGATATAAGGAGAACTACACATGAAAAAGTTCGAAGATATCCTAGCTGAGAAGCTGAACCTCTCCGAAGAGGCGACGCAGTCTATTCAGGAAGCGTGGAACTCACGCCTTGCTGAGGCTAGGGAAGAACTTACTGCCGAGCTTCGTGAAGAGTTTGCACAAAAGTTTGAGCATGATAAGGCGGTGATGGTTGAGTCGATGGACAAGTTTCTATCCGACAAAGTCCGCGCTGAAATGTCCGAATTTGCCGCAGACAAGAAGGCACTAGTTGAAGAAAGAGTTAAATATCGTGCTCGCGTTGCAGAAAACGTCAAGACACTAGAGCGTTTCATTACAGAAGCGTTGGCGAAGGAAGTTAGAGAACTTCGCGAAGACCGTGTTAAGATGTCCAGTAACGTACACAAGCTGGAAGATTTCGTACTAAAGCAGTTATCTGAAGAAGTACGTGAATTCCATTCCGATAAGAAAGCTCTATCCGAACAGCGTGTCAAGCTTGTTAGAGAAGGCAAGCGTGAACTCGTAGAAACTAAGCAGAAGTTTATCAAGAAAGCAGCAGCAGTCATCGAGGAGAATATTAATACAGCTCTTCGTTCAGAGATCAAGTCTTTCCGTAAGGATATTATGGAAGCACGCAATAACGACTTTGGTCGTCGTATCTTTGAAGCATTCGCTAGCGAATATATGACATCATACCTCAATGAGGGTGGTGAAGTAAGTAAGCTATCGAAGGAGATGAAGGCACTGGTTGCAAAGCTTGATGAGCAGAAGGTTGCACTAGCGAAGCAGAAGCAGCTCAATGAGCAAGCCGAGCTAAAGCTACGCGCAGCTAAGGATCGTCTAACTCGACAGAGCAAAATGTCCGAGCTATTGGGTCCGCTTGGTAAGAAGCACAGAGCAGTGATGGAAGAATTACTGGAGACAGTAAAGACAGAGAAGCTGGACGAGAGCTATAAGAAGTATCTACCAGCAGTATTGAACGAAAACACACACCGACACCCACGTAAGAAAACGCTTGTAGAAGGCTCGAAGCCTTCTGAAAAGCAAGTAATTTCTGAACGGACAGGTGATAAGAGGGCGAATGCTGCCCAACAGCAAGACGACAGCGATGTCATTGCAGAAATCCAACAGCTAAGAAAAATGGCTGGAATCAAGTAAACAAAGAAAAGGAGATAAGGAAATGGCAAATAAGCTATTTGAAAGCAAGTGGGCGGCAACTAAGGAAGCTCTACTAGAAGGTCTAACCGGTTCCCGCCGTGATTCGCTTGGTGTGGTTCTAGAGAACACCCGCAAGCACTTAACAGAGTCGGCATCCACCGGCGCAACAGGAGCAGGTAACATTGCTACCCTAAACAAGGTAATGCTACCTCTAATCCGTCGTGTTATGCCGACGGTTATCGCTAACGAAATCCTTGGCGTACAGCCAATGACTGGCCCTGTAGGTCAGATCCACACACTTCGTGTTCGTTATGCTGATACCGCAGCAGGCGTAGCAGCAGGTACAGAAGCACTAGGACCGTTCGACATTGCCAAGGCATACGCAGGTAACGAGAACGATAGCGCACCAGCAGCAGCTGGTACAGCAACCCTAGAAGGACAGCCAGGTAATCGCCTAAGCATCCAGATCCTCAAGGAAACAGTAGAAGCCAAGTCGCGTAAGCTATCGGCTCGCTGGACATTTGAGGCTGCACAGGACGCTTCGGCAGTACACGGCATCGACATTGAAGCTGAGATCATGCAGGCACTAGCCCAAGAGATCACAGTTGAAATCGATCAGGAGATGCTAAACAACCTGCGTGTTCTAGCTGGTCCAGCACCAACTACGTTCGACCAGAGCGCAGTTTCCGGTACAGCAACATACGTCGGTGATGAGCACGCTGCTCTAGCCATCATGATCAACCAGCAGTCCAACCTAGTTGCAGCACGCACACGTCGTGGCGCAGCTAACTGGGCGGTTGTTTCTCCGAACACACTAACAATCCTACAGAGTGCAACGACATCCTCGTTTGCTCGTACGACTGAAGGTACGTTCGAAGCACCAACCAACACCAAGCTAGTTGGTGTTCTAAATGGTAGCATGAAGGTCTACGTTGACCAGTATGCAGCAGACAACACAGCAGTTCTACTAGGCTATAAGGGCCCAACAGAGACAGATGCAGCGGCATTCTATTGCCCATACATTCCTCTAATGAGCACCGGACCAGTAATGGATCCAACAACCTTCGAGCCAGTAGTAAGCTTCATGACACGTTACGGCTATCAGGAGCTATCCAACACGGCTAACTCCCTAGGTAACGCTGCTGACTACCTATCGCAGGTCGGTATCGACACTGGTACGCTATCGTTCTTCTAAGAAGAAGTTAGTAGGTAAAGCAAAGGAGAGAGGGGGAGCAATCCCCCTCTCTTTTTGACCGTAAAATCTTATTGATGTTGACTGAGAATAATTTCTAGAAGTGCCAAGGCTTTTTGCGAACACAGACTTGCTCTAGCACCTTGGTGTATTGGGGATGGCCATTGGCCTAGCTTGACCCAACAATAGCCAACGGCTTCATGATTTATCTTAGGTACAAACTCATCTTGAACAACACAGATAAAAGTGTAATAGCGGAAATGTTTATCTTTACTTTCGTAAATATCAAAGGGGTATATTTTGCTAATATCTGGGACAAAGCCTGCTTCTTCTTCTATTTCTCGAAGAAGACATTCCTTAGGAGACTCACCATTTTCAACCATGCCTCCCCATAAGCTCCATTGATTGCGATGTGTTTTATAGGGTGCCCTAAGGTTGAATAGAACGCGACCCGTTTTTGCAGATAGAAAAACTGCTCCAGCACCAACTTTCATATCGCTCATTTATTGCTCGATTCTCCAGTATCCCGGCATATATTCGCCAAGATAAGAGTAAACCCATTCGCCGTTCTCAAATTTGTATTGCTGTCCATCATCAAGATTTTGAACATAAGATATACCTTTTGCTTCCCTAGCAGAAAAACTTACGAACCAGTTTGTACCATTATACTCGATAATATCATTTTCCCATGCATTACAATGCCCCATGGATTTGTTCCTGTATCCCACGGGATGAGTGGTTCTTCACCCATTGTAACACCATTCGTATCAAGAAGCAAGTATCTCTGTCCAGGCGATGCGGCAGGTAAACCTTTTCCAGGATTCGAATCATGAGGAGGGAAAGACTTTAATGGGTCGATAATCGCTGTTACTGGACCACTAGGTATTGTCATAGGAAGCGTGTCTACATCCACAGTGAATGTTGCTTTATTGGGCTCTGTTGAGCTAACTTCTAGCGAACCCAAGATATCACCGCTCGTATCTTCTATGTTATTTGAAGTTTTTAAACGAAGTTTGGTTGTCTCTGGATCAATACGCCCATAGATAGCAAATAAGGAATCCCATGTAAGATTGTTGTCGGATAATCCTCCGGCAGTAAGTAACTCAATTTCACTTCGAAGAGGATCCATAGAAGTAACATTGATTCTATGGTTCCCCGGAGTAACAATAACTTGATCAAGTTCCTCAAAACAACTACGAAGAGGGTCATAAACAAGATCGAGATCTTCTTTATCAATATCGACATCGAAAAATGTGACATTGATTTGTTCGACAAGCTTTTGACGAGTAATCTTAGCTGGAGGACTGATCCAAATTGGTACACGGAACGTAAATGTCATAATATCAATTGGGCTATCGACACCCGTCGGAATTGATCTACTAGACCATTGTACTCCGGTCATCTCAACTTCTGTAATCGTGCTCCAATCTGTTGGATTACTATGCGTCTGTATTTGCACAGTAGGATTATAAACAAAAGAAATCTGTTCAAAGAGCTGCATCTTATCTGTTGTATTAGTGGTCCATATATCGAGATTCATAGCCATATCATACGGAACAGGCATATAACTTTCGACAGTATATCTATTTCCCATTTCTGTTGTATACTCGCCAGTCTCTTTATTATACTGGCGTTCAAGTATTCGCTGTTTACCAACATTCATAGGGTCGAGTCTTCTCTTAGGTGCCATCTCGAGTCCTGTGATATATCCCGCCATTGCAGGAGCCATCTGCGCTGCGTTTTGTGAATTGTCGCGCAGGATCTGTGCTACCTGTCTGCTCATATCACCGTAACGAATTGGCACGCGCTTCTGAACCCGAAGGCCATTTTCGTCAGGCGGAAGCTCAATTTTATAGTCTGCGAAACATCTTAGAAATTGTAAGATGTATCTTCTTACTTGTTGATCATAATAAAAATCAGGCATGATTATATCTCAAATGTTGTTTATTCGTATTCTTCAGTATTATATTCGATAAGGTTGTTGTTTTGAAAATTTCATCAATGCGCATCGTTTACTCCGTTATGCCGCAGGGTTTGGTGCGAATGCCTTGAACATAGTAAGAGTGGTTCGGAAGACCTCAATCGTTCCACCCGTCGGAGTAATATAAAATCTGCCGCCATTATCAACAAAATCTTGCCCGCAAAATAATGGTATGATGAAATTGAAACCTTCTGTATTAGAAGAACCGGCGCCTTTTGCAAAGACCGATGTCTGTTCATAAATTGTGTTATCTTGTCCTGTTGCGCTAACATCCATTTCAAGATCAAATCTTATATTCGACGAATTCGGATAAGAAAGAAAAGAAAGCCTTATAAACCCAAAGCTATTTAATCCCGGAGGCTGAATGGTATTACTTACTTCGTCCCAACAACTCGGCGCCGACGGCGGCGGCGCCGGCGCCGCCGCCGGAGGATACTTAAGGTCTTCACCGGGATTAGGAGCAATAGTTAATTGAGTTCGAACCCCGTCTGATATAGATAATGTGGTACTAGAATCTGTATATTGGCCGTCATATACAAATTCCCAACTCATTTCACTCATGCCAAGGAATTTTGTGCTGACAATGAAGTCTCGCATATCTTGAGCAGTGATTGAATTGTCGGGTTGACCATCACGAAAGATTCCTGTGGTTTGATCAACCAATCCTGTTTCTGTTCTAATTGTATCAGCCATTATAAGCTCCTGTTATTCAAATTCGGGACCGAAGTCTGTTGTAAAAATAGTTGTGGTATTTACAGTAATGTTGGTTGTATCGGTAGCGGTAGCGCCACCATCATCGGTCACAGTTAGAGTGACTACATAGCTTCCGCCGTTGTTATATGTGTGAACCACGTTGACTCCGCTGTCAACATTACCATCACCAAAATTCCAATCGTAAGAAACAATAGTTCCATCTGGGTCACTAGATCCGCTACCATCAAATGTGACCTCTAGAGGAACAAATCCTCCAGTTGGTAATGCATTGATGACTGCGTTAGGGCCGATGTTTGAAACATCAATATCAACTGTGGCTTGTCCCGTGGCACCTTTGTTATCGGTCACTGTTAGCGTTACCGTATATACACCATATGTTGTATAGGTATGAACTGTTGTTTTACCAACACCAATCGAAGTACCAGGATTTGCAGTATCGAAATCCCACGAATAGCTAACGATTGTACCATCTATATCATAGCTCCCGCCTGCATCAAAGTTTACAACCAACGGAATATCTCCTCCTGACGGGGTTGCAGATAAGACCGCCACTGGCGGTTCGTTTGGTGTTGTGGTAGCGGCATCATTGGAGTCTGTGTCACCCTCAAGAACGATTTCATCTTGTAACGACGAACTAACTTTTGCTTTGACGGTTTTACTCAACGCAACCTTTTCTGGTCGTTCTGTACCGTCGTCGTCTACGGTTGTCTTGTCGTTATCTACAAAGCTATCTAATACACGATTAGCAGCCGTCCATGGCAACTTACGCAGATCAACTTCTATTCTAACAAAGCGACAATCTGTTTGGCGCTGGAATAACACCGGCATATCAAAGT